ACCAGCTTGTTTATCAGGCTCAGGTAAAAGTTCAGGTGGCATCCACTGCTTAGGACGCTCTGTAATTTCACGGTTTTCCATCTCACGTTGTAATCTATTTGTTGCCATTATTAGGCCTCCAATTTGCTAAGTTCACGGGCGTATTGCTCTGGGGATAGACCAAGTTTTTTGGACAAGGCTACCTGCGTCTTTGTAAGTACCACTCTTTTAGAAGAAGTGCTTCTCTTCGCGGGAGCTACGACCGTACTCATTTTCGTACGCTGAGGTTTATCGTCCTCATCGTTTCTTGATGCAGCGTCAAATTCTTCTGGGAAGCGACGTTTTACTTCATTGTCAATAGACTTATAGTACTCATTGGTACCAATAAAGCCCATGCCATATTTCTCTGCAAGTTCTTCGTGAACGCCTTCAGCATATTTGCGCATTGACCGTTTTGTCGGGTCTACAAACCACTGATTCCGTGACACCCACTCTGCAACTTTAGGATCCATCTGGGGTTGCTGCGGTTGTGCAACAGCCCTTTGTGGTATTTGTACATTATTTTGAAAATTTTGTATAGTATTTTTAGATTTTTTTGCTTTATCAAGTTTGATCTGAGCTTTAGTTAGCTTTTCTTGAGCATCTAATAACTTATCAGAGTCACCAGAGTCATAAGCATCCTTATATTCCTTTTTAGCTTTTTCTAACTCAGCTTTTGCTGCATCTTTAGACGCAGTATTTAACTCTTTTTCACCTGATTGCAACTGTTTTTTGAGTCGTTTATTCTCATCTAGGATTGCTTGCGCCGCCGCTAAAGCTTCTTGTTGCTCGCGCAACGCTGCTTCTTTAGCACGTCTTTCTTCATGCCAAGCCTTTTTATACTGAGAAAACTTGTCTTTTACATTCTTAGAATACTCTTCAGACTCGTCTAGATTCTCCAATTGCGCCTTAGCTTCTGGCTCAAGTGGCTTTCTATTACGATCTTCTTTAGGAGTATCGTCAACTATCTCTATACTAATATCATCATTATCATCAGTATCTTGATTAGTATCTACGGGTTTACCCTGATCTTCTATTTCATCAGGAAATTTAAATTCGTCTGGCATTTATAGCTCCTTAAATGAATTTGCGAGTAATCCCACGAGGATCTTGGACTACAGCCTCTACGGAATCATCATTAATAATGCGAAACTCACGACCGTGAATTACAAGGCGTGTACCTGCATTCGGCCTTGTCAACACAAAGTCGCCCTCTTGGCAATAAGGTCCAGTTGGAAAGCGCTCTGGGTCTTTGTAGCAATCTGGTCCCATTTTGACTACAAATAGCACTGTAGTTAGGAGTTCATCATGCCGACGAGTTTCATCTGATTTAAGGATGCCACTATCAAAAGCCTCTTCTGCTTCTGGGATTGCACACAAAATGCGATAACCCTTTGGTTCTGGAAGCTGTTTGGCTTTATCTTCAGCTTCTTTCATTACCGCTCGTAAGTCAATTGCTTGACTCAAATCTACTACCGTTTGGTCACTCATCGGAGTTCTCCATCGTTTTATTAAGGTCCGTTATAAAGTTTCGTGCGGTAAAGAGACCTCTCACTTCTCCGCATACTTTCTTGTACTCTTCAATTGTTTTGCAGTTGTCGTCTGCTAGACTTTCTTGGAGTTGCAAAATTCTTTCATCTAACTGTCGTGTTATATGAGCCAACGCTTGGCTTGCGTCCATTATTTACCTTTCGTTTCCTTTTTAATTTCTTTAGTTCGCGCTTGGGTTTCAGCTTGTTTTGCGGCTAACTCCCTTTGCACATCCGTCTGCATTGTTGCTACTTCTTTTTGATGCTGATGTTGTTCACGTTGTTTACCTAGATCAATAGCCATGCGAGCACCTTCAGTTTCCTGTTGGTTCTTCTCTTTATGCTTAGCTAATGATGCTTGGATAGCCATCTTTGCTCCTTCAGTTTCCTGCTGCTTAGCAATACGTTCGCGTTCAAGTTGAATCTGCGCCAACTTAAGCTGGAAGTCGTCTTGGTCTTTTTTAGCTTTGCGTTGCTGCTCTTGAGCTTTGATCTGTAACTCTTGTTGTTGTAACTGGATGATTGGATCTTGAGCTTGTTGTTGTGCTTGCTGTTGTTGAGCTTCCTGTTGATGCTGTTGCAACATCTGTGTTGCCGCTTGCGCTGCCATTTGAGAAATCTGCTCTTCCATTTGCGGAGACATATTTGGCTCCTTATCATCTGGGTCTTGTGGAACTGCGGGCAATAGCGTACCCATCCGTTGCTCCATCTGTTTGCGGTACTCCATTCCCAAGTGCTCAGCTACGTGAGCAGACAACTCGGCTTGAATCTGTTGAGCTAGTTGTGGGTTTTGTTGTATCAACATTTGGATATGTGGATCTTGCGCCATACTCATATGCACCGTGATATGAGATTGGTGATCTTGCGCCAAGAATGCTTTGACAGGTTTATTCATCAAAATATTCTGGTTCTCAGAAACTGGATCACGAGGCTTCATATCGTCAGGCATCGGTACTAGCTTCTGATAATTTTTGATTCCCAACACGTCTAACATTTGACGATGCAGAAGTGGAAGATCATAGAGCTGCGGTGCGGTTTGAGCGAGTTGTAGAGCTGCTTGATACTGCACGACTTTTTGCGCCATAGTAGCCGCGTTGGGATCGGACACAGGAATTACAGTGACCATGTCATAGTCAGACTGTTTAGCCATACGATCACCTTCAACTGGATCGTAGCTGTAATCTTCTGGTGTGTAATCTCTGATGATGTCTTTAAGAAGCCCAAACTCTTGCTTCATTGCGTAGTGAATACGAGCTTGTATCGCACTCATTGACTTCAATGTTCTTTCTAGAATTGCTAGTGTTGTTCCAACTGGCGCATTAGCGCTCATGTCAGATGCTTGAATCTCTGCAGACCCAGCAAACTTACGACCCTCTTCTACAATAGTTCCTAACAAACTATATAAAACTTGGCTTGGTTCTTTGTATGGAAGTGGTAACAAGTTGTCACGCATTGTCCCTGCTGGAACATCTACGTCACGCCATTCACCTGGAGCTATTGGTGTGTCATCGCCTTTGACTCGCATCCCACGGGCCTTAAAGCCGCCTGGCAGATTTGATAGTGTCCCTGCATCAACCAATTGCCTGATAAGAGAAGTACCAGACTTAGCAAAAGCGCCGATAAGGTGGATAAGGCCAAAAGCATAAAAACCAAAGCCTGGAATGTATGGATAATGGACGAAATGGTTTCTCTTATGGTGTTTCTCATCTTCTGGTCTCCAGTTGCGACGAATCGCTAAGATAGTATTAGTACCCTTCTCGATTGTGACTACATAAGGTAGACCAATGCCAGTGGGTTCACCGTCTTCATCTGTATGCTCAAACCCTTCAAGGTCAAGCTCCACATGCATCTCTAATAATTTGTAACGATCATCTGTAGTTGCCCTAAAGCCAAGCTTCTCAGCAATCTTTTTCTCAATCTCGTCCATTACTTGAACTGGCTCACCCAAGTCTACGTCTCGGTAGAAACCTTCATGCTGGAGGCGACGCACATCGTTCTCTGTTTTGCGCATCACATGCGTGACACGCTCAGCTGACTCTAAGCTAGAAGCTCCATAGGGGACGACCACATCTTCTGCTGGGACATACATGGATACTTGACGATCTAATGATGGGTCAAAGTAAACTTTCTTAAACGCATTACCTGCTAAGCCTAAGCCCCACAGCATGCGCTCATGCTCGGGTCTAAACTCTTTCATCACGTCCATCAACTGATAGTTCATATCGTCTTGAACACGTTCAGCTGCAGCTTTTTTCTCTGGGGTTTCTTTGCCAATGATCTGAGTCTTTACTGGACCAGCTGCTGGAATCGTTTCCATCATGGTCTCAGCTTGGAATTTAACTACTGCTTCAGAGAGGAGTGGATGGTACACGCCACAGGCGCCTTCCCAAGGTTCAGCACGCTCTTCAATTTTAAGGCCCAGAAGTTCTAGACCATCCACATAAGTTTGTATCCAATCTTTTCTAGAGGCTATGTCATTATCAAAATCAGCAGTTAAGTCGCTAGCTAATGTAGCTAATAATCTGTCATCTAAAACTTCAGCAAGGTTATCATCAAAGCCATCTGGCTCTTCATCTTTCTCCATACGCATGATTGGCTGACCATCAATCCCAATCTCAACAGTCTCTGGATCTTCAATAGATATTTCTAATTCTGGCTCGTCACTTTCCTCGCCAAGTTGATCTATTCCTTGAGGGGCTGCGTAAAGTGCCTTATCTATTGCCATAATTTATCCTTAATAATACGCTGCTTTTTTGCGGTATTTGTAAAGCATGTCGTCTTCTGGTTCATCATTGGGTAGACGAATGAATCCACCTTGCCTGAATCTTAACAGAGCTAATGTTGTAGAGTCTACCAAGTCATCGTTCAATCCGCTAGGAAAATCATTACATTCCTCAATCACATCTTTTGCCCAGCGGTGCGACGGCGCCCAAACAACCCCTCCCGAAAAGAGATCTGATATAGCGTTAACACGCGCAATCTTATCTTGCCCCTTGCCAGGCGTGAACTCACCGACTGGGATCCCCATACGCCTAAGTTCTTGATAGAGCGCCGCACCGTTTGATTTCTTCTCGACCATAAACGCATCTGGTTCCCAAGCTTTATACTCTTCGAGTACAAGCTTCTTGAGTTCTGGAAACTCCAGCCTCTTTTTAATGGCGTTGAGAAGGATGATGTTGTAATTGTTAACCTCCTCATTGAAAAACACACCCCAGGTCGTAAGCGCGTTATAGTCTGCACGGTTATTTGCCTCCTGAGCCGCGTCTAGCGACATGATAATAAACTCACACTCTGGCGGCGTATCTTTTTCCCAGATGTTCCACCACTCCCGTTTGATCAGCGCACCCTCTTCTGATACTGGGTTTTGCATGTACTGGGCATTCCAATACCTAATATCTAGGGCGGCTTTCTTAGATAGCAGCTCCTCCACAGGCCAAAACTCGGGCCACAGGCTTTCGCCGTCATCTTTAATTGCAGGAAACTGAATCACTTCCCACTTATCTACGTCATCATTTGCTTCTTGTTGCTTCTCTATCTGTCCTGTTAAGTCAAGTTTTGACCAGCGGGTCATTACGATAACAATTGCACCACCAGGCATAAGACGCTGGAGAGGACCAGACTGGAACCACTCCCACGCAGGCAAAAATACATCGGGTCTTCCAGTCTTAGCATCCTGCTCGGAGTGCGGGTCGTCAATAATAAACAAGTCAGCCCCGC